ACCTCAAAGTCTGTGCCATCAGTGCAGCAGTAGTACGTAGTATTCCCGTTGCCGATAGTTGCAAAAGATTCAAAACCAGTACTAGCACCGCCTAAGGTATACGTTCCCGTACCAGTAGTGCTAGTTATCTCTTTTATTCTATCAGCGACGATAAGTGCCATAGTGATTAAGCCTCAGTAATAGTTATTGAATCAGCAGCAAAACGTAAGGTGTCTCCATCTGCTATAGTCTTAGGTGCTGTTAATTCACCATAATATAGCATGTTTCCATTTGCATTCGCATCCCATATACCAAAGTGTGATACCGTACCGAAAGCCCCTCCACTGGCTGTAAACTCTTCTACAGAACTATTGGTAGTTACGCCAGTGGTAGCGTTTGTTGGATTAAAAGTTATTACTTGACGTGAATAATTGTTACCTGACAATTCTGTTCCAGAAGCATCATCAGTTGGGTTAGCAGTGTGCAGTGAAAGATATACATTAGTAGGTGAGGATGTAGAAGATATTCCTAAGAAGTGGTCTAACACCCTCTTTTCTAAATAATCGGATTTTGCAGACATAGTTTACTCCTTATCTATATCGTCTCGTTTTAGCACGTATCTTTTTAGGCTGTTTGACGTGCTGTTTACCAGCCTTAGTTCCTTTTCTTTTAGCAGCCGTGGTAGCTGCGTACTCCTTTGGCGACAACGCCTTGATAGCTGCTGACGGTAGATACCGTTCTCCAGTCTTACTGGACGGTTTCCCACTCTTCGTCCGCCACTTCTGTTTCGTCCAATTTTTCAAAGAACGTTGGCTGCGCTTTAATGCCATCTTCTTTCTCCACCATACTCATCGCGTACTTGAATAGCTGTTCGCGTGTTTCATCGCGTTCTAATCTATCTAGGGCTGTGTCTATTTCGTCCCAAGACCAGCTATCGTTGCGTAAAAGGTTTTTTACTTTCTCAAGAGATTTTTCTGCGTTGTGTCTGTAGCGATACTCTAAGGTATCTAGAATAAAACGGTTAGCCATGAAAACTCCTTAAATACTCTATTATACAAGTGTTACGTAACTTTGGCAAGTGGTTTCTATCTGTTGTGGTAAATAAACCACGCTATAAACCCAATCAGTCCCGTACCAAGTATCAGCAACACCACTAGGGCAACTGTTTCAACTATCTGTTTGCGAAGTTTTCGGGCTTTTGCTTCTGCTTCTCGTCTTTGTTTTCGCATCTTTGCTTGGAATGCAACCCAATCATCCCAGAGATGATATCGTCCGTATAGCATCATTAGCTGTTTTAATTCGTGTTCTTGTTCGTGTATTTTCTCAAGTGCCATAAACTCATCTAAGTCATTAGCACCGCTGCCCTTAAAACTTGCCCAAAACGAGTTTTTCTTTTTATGACCGTCTTTCTCTAACTTTTCCTTAATGCCAATATATTCACCGATTGCGTGTGCAGCAGAGGATAATTCTTTCCCATTTTGTACAGTTTGCTTTATAACGGCAAAGGCAGCGTTTGCTGCGGCTAACTCTGCTAACATATCTTTTCCCCCAAAGTAAAAGCCTACTTATATCCACCGCCAGCCTTCTTATACTCACTTGCAAGCAACTGGGCTTTTCGTGCTGACCATTGCCCAGCTTTACCGCCCTTAGTTCCAGCCTTTATTCTGTTAAACAATCTCTTTCTCATGCTGGGCTTAGTGTAGTTGCCAGCTTCATTAACTCTACTCTTGCCCTTCGTTTTAGACTTCGACGATTTGCTAGTTTTTCTAACTTTGCCACCCTTCGCTTTTTCTTGGATATCCTTGCTTCTATCATTGTTTGCATTCATCACGTTCCTCTCCTATCTATTAGGGTCGTAATATTCTTGTACAGATATAACTATATCCAGTGTCATGCCTGTTTCAATAAAAGCTACAATTTTATCCCCGGCATGTAAGGACAAATCATTTCCTGCAACTAAGTCAAAAACAGAATGACCGTCCATACTAAGCCCATTTGCTAAATAGTGATACGTTGTATCGTCTTGGTGATAAAACTGTACGTACGCTTTTTTCGTACTGTTCGTGCCGTTACTTAAATGTAGAAATTTTATAATAGCACTGTGATTCGCAGGGACAGTATAGATTACGTCGGCAGAAGCGTCAGCAGACGTACTCGTCACTCTCTTTCCTTCCGTTGTAAACTTTACTACATCAATATTAGGCATCGTTGCCCACCTGTCTCATCCTGTCTACCAAACGTTTTGCGCGGTTAGGTACTTGAGTATACCACCTAGAGTCTACCATCTCGTCTGCTGCAACAGACCAGTTCCTAGCATCAACTCCTGCTTTCATACCCTTGAACTTAGATAGTCTAGGATATCCCAGATTAAACATCATGTTAGCTACAATTAATTGTACTTCTTCAGGTAGGTCATTAAAGTCACTGTACAGTCTGTGACAATCTTCTATTGTAACAGCAACGTCTAATTTAAACGCTTCGTTGACTCTATCTTTAGGAACCCTAATACCAACATAGCTATCGAGACTTAGTAACTTATACTCAGGGTCTTTAATAGTAATCAAATGCCCTATTCCAAACGTAGGTAATCCAAGATGGTCGAGGTATATCTCATACCTACAGCCTTCATCTTCAGCTAATTCTTCTCTTAGTTTATCTAGATTCATTTTTTCTCAGACCCTAACCAAACTGCGAATGCACCTGTCATTGCACCGGATACAACAGATATCATTGCGCTTTGTTGTGTTGATAAATCTTCTAAAGACATGCCCCACTCAATCACTCGTATGTACATGATTGTCATCACAAGCATCATTAATCGTGGTACTATCTTGTATTCTAATATCGTCTTTGCAGCCATTATTTTCTCCCGAAGAATTTAGTCGCGCTACGTACTCCAAAAGAAGCAGCCACAATAACGCCAAGACTATACTGATACCACTGAGGCATTGCTTCCAACTGGGCAAAACCATTTCTTACCACCTCTTCCATTCCGGGGATAAATGCCAGTATCAATGGAATAGAGAACAAAATAGTTAGCCATTCGTCTTTCCAACTGTTCTGACTACCTCTAGCCATCTCCAAGTCCCAGTCGATTTCGCCAGTGGCTTTCTTTTCCATGATGACTGCTTCAGCTTTTGCTTTGGCAACCTTTGTAGCTGATTGGGCTTTCTTCTCTTCGACCTTACCACTTAACCACGTACCTGCTAAATCAGCTACTGGTCCTATTAGCATATTTAACATTTCCACCTCTTACGTGCTTGACGCAAACGGCTGTCAGGGTCTTTTGCTGCTTTTGGAAACTTCTTCATCTGCCCTGCAGACCGCGCACAAAAAGACTTGCGACGCTTTGCGTCTTTACTTCCGGGTTTTACCTTACCAGTAACGGCAGTCTTTAACTTGCTTCCGGGGTTTTTCTTACGGTAGGCTTTAACACCTGCCTCTGTCATCCCTGCGCCAGACTTGGTAGGACGAAAGTTCTTTTTGTTTCGCTTGGGCATGTTGTCTGGTTTACGCGCCATCTTAACCTCTAGGTTTTTAGTAAATCTTTAGAAGGAACACATTTGTAATAAAAGCTGTGGGGTGTGTTGAATATTTCAGTCATGTCTACTGCCATTTGTTCAGCGCGTTCTTCGCATCTTTGTTCTGTAGCGTACGGACCGTAGACATCAACAAATTCTGTACATTGTGTAGAAACAGCAAGCGAACAAGCCATGATGTATGTAGTGAACATGGGGTTTACTCCCGGCAAGGTTACTTGCGTTTATCATAAAAATAAGTGTGCGTCAAGGGGCAAGTTGCCCTGCCCCCGACATTTTATTTAGGCGAATGCCGCTGCTGTACCTGCAGCGTTCATTGGAACCATCACAGCAAATACACGAACTTTACCGTCCATGATTGCAGTAATAGCTTTCACATCAATGGTGTCAGCAGCTAAGTAAAACTTAGCAGAAGAACCAGTCTCTTGGATGCCTACAGCACCGTCTGCATCTAGGTCAGTAACCCAAGTGTCAGCGGCTGTGCCATCTCCAACGTCGATTGTACCAGCGTTAGAACTAGCTGTTACAAGTTCAATACCAACACATAGAACTAGTGTGTTAGCAGGAACTTTTAAAGCATCAATGTCTTCGTTGATACCTAAGTTGGTTGTTGAGAAGTCTAGTACAACTTCTTGCAAGTAAGGCTTTGCACCCCCTGCAACTGCTACACCGTTATCGGTAACTGCGTAAGTAGCCATTATCTAGTCTCCTCTATTACAGTGAAATCACAGCACGTACGAGTGATTCTGGACGTAGGACTTTGCGTCCAAATACGTGCAGACCGCGAACGATGTCTGAGAAAGTTTCGGTTGAACGAACAACTTCTGTCTTCGCAATGTGAGAAGCAGTAGCTGTTGATGACATGTGACCAGCAAGAATTGGGAACTCACCTGCGCCTAGACCTGTTACATCAACAGTATCTACGCCAGAAGCGTTCATAGCTGTTGACTTGTAGCAGTTAAAGCCAGCAATGTTACCTTGCATAACCAATCCGTTACGTAGAGGAGAAGTACCGTCGCCAGTTACCTGAACTTCAGCAAACTTTGCCCCTGCACCGAATAGTGTCTCATAAAAAGCTGGTGGTGCAACAAACCAACGGTTCTCTTCAGGAACAGTTTGGTCATCTAATGCCCGTGCCATCTTTAGCATGAGGTTAACTAGGTTGTCACCTGTTTGACCAGACAACGGTGTGCCTAGTGTACCTAGACCTGTCACAGTCGAAGTTGGTGCATTTGTTTCAGATGATAGACCAGCACCGTCAAACATAGCAGTCAGGATGTTTCCGTCATACTTACGCTTTAGTGAGTATGCACCTGATGATGTTGCCAATGCCTCGAAGTTGACATGTGACTGTCTTTCTTCGATGTCATCAATCTTAAACGCAAATGCGTTTGCTTGGTCAACAACCATAGTTGTTTGGTCGTCAGCCAAGTCTTGTGGGTTTACCACAGACCCGCGTGAGTAGCTGGATACTGTGATTGTTGGTTCTTTGATGATACGAACTGTATCACCGAAGTTATCAATTTCACCCGCGTAATCGGTATTAGTAATATCT